CGTGGGCTCGGAGATGTGTATAAGAGACAGCATCACCGACCTCGGAACAGAGGAAAACGCAGAATCAATAATCCATAAATACCAGAAGTATGTCAGAGGATAGTCAGAACACAGATAAATGGAAATTCGCTCTTGTAGATGTAGATCTGCTTGATGCTGCTGAGGAAAATGCGAATGAAATGACCAAGGAGGACTATGCCCAGTTGGTCGATAATATGAGAATGTCAGGTGGATGCTCCAGTGCAGTGTCTGCTTATCGACATGAGAATGGCCGATACACGATTATCAATGGCCACCACAGAGTGAAGGCTTGCAAGGACCTCTCTATTCGCAAGGTGCCCTGCGTCTATGCTGATGAGTGCGATTTGGAGCGTGATGAGATTATAGCTCTGCAACTTTCCCACAACTCACTGCACGGCACGGATAATCCGGGGATTTTGAAGCGCCTGTTCGCCGAAATCCAAAGTGTGGACTATAAGAAATTCGCTCATATCAACATGGATGAAATTAAACCCATAAGCACCGAGTCATTTTCATTCATGCCTCAGACTCAGAACTACAATGTGGCGTTTATCCTCTACTCCAAAGACCTCGATGCGGCCGAGGAGCTTATAGGAGACATCCGCAATGCGGCCAGAACCTCTGATGTTGTTATCTGCGCTGACGGCAAAGATACTGAGGAGGAATTTCTGAAACTGCTCGGAGAAGTACGCAACAAGTATGATATTCGCTCGTCGCATATCACCTTTGCCAAGATTCTGGAACTCGCAAAACTCGCATTAGACAATGACCTTACCACGACTGATAATTCTAACGACTGAACGTGAACTCTTCAGATTAGCCAATTCTGAGCGCGTTAAGGAGGTTGCTGATACACTTGGCAACCAATATAACGTTTTGGCCGTTACAGACCTCTCTGAGGCCCTCATAGCGTCTATCAAGCATGATGATGTTCTGTTTGTACGCTCAAAAGACCGGCGTCAGAATGAAAAGGCCCTGAAACTCGAAGGGAAATGCCGAGTTTTAGCAGAGAATCTCACTGCGCTGATTTCAGACGATTCTAAGGAGACCTTCAAGATATTCTGTAATGTTGTCAACTGCCATGCGCCAAAGAGTTTCTATGACTTCTCAGCCCTCGAATTTCCGGTGTTTGTGAAACCTGCATCTCTTGGAGATAGTATAGGCGTTGACGAAAAATCTGTCTGCTTCACTAAGAATGAAGTACAGACAAAGTGCGATGAGATTTTGCATGACTACAACGCTGTGCCAATGGTCGAGCAATATATCAAAGGTCGAGAATTTACGGTAGCCATCCTCAGGACTAAGAAAGGTGACTTCAAGGCTGCTCTTGAACTGAGAACCGATGAAGATTCTCTGACATTCAAGGTAAAGCAAGAGGATACTGAGACGCAGGTCCCTGTCGATGCTCCTATGCTCTTGGAACTGGCCACTCGCATAGCTGATGAGATTGGAGTCGGCAGAATGTGCCGAATGGACTTCATCTGTGACAAGCAAGGAAGATACTTTGCTCTCGAAGTGAATGTGCTTCCGGGCCTCGGCTCCAAAGGGTATATGTTTCATGCACTCGCGGCCAAGTATGGCTGGAACTACAAGGAATTTTTGGAGAAAATTTTAGAAGGATAATCATCAAGAACCAGGGGCGCAAGCCCTTACAATTTGAACATAAAAAAATGGCAACTCAGGAGAAAGACGAGAAGTACAGCCGAGGCCGTTACAAGAACTATTCTAACGAACAGATAGCAAAGGTTTTCGGCAAGAAGGGAGGGAATCTGTCAGCAACGGCAGATGCTCTCGGCATATCGCGCACGACCCTGTATTATTGGCGCAAGTCGGATGCTGAGCTGGATGAGATGATGAATGAGGTCGAGGAAGGGCTTATAGATTACACAGAATCGAAACTAATGGAAGCCATCCAAGAAGGCAACATTACTGCGATCCTTTTTCATCTGAAGACTAAGGGTAAGAGTCGCGGCTACATAGAAGGTCAAGAAATAAAGGCTACAGTGGAGCATGCACGTCAGTTGAGCCAAGAGGAAGCACGTAAGATGATTGAGGACCTCGAAAGTCAATATTAACAACCATGACCTATGATGCTAACGACGTACTGCGGCAGTGGTTACTCTCTGACTCGCTTAACTTCGCCCGTTTTTTCTTTCAGAAGCAGAATAACGGGAAGAAGCTCGTCGTGGGCAAACATCACCGGCTAATCTGTGACAAGCTGAACGGGGTGCTTCAAGGCAAGATAAAGCGACTGATTATAAACATCGCTCCTCGATATGGCAAGACAGAGATAGCCGTCAAGAGCCTAATGGCGAATGGTCTTGCTCTGAATCCTGCTGCAAAGTTTATCCACCTTTCGTATTCAAGCAACCTCGCTATGTCGAACAGTATAGCCGTTAAGAACATCGTCGAGTCGGAAGATTTTCAGAAGCTCTTTCCGATGCGTATAGGTGTCAATGCAGACCGCAAAGCAGAATGGGACACGGAAGCAGGAGGAGGTCTTTATGCTACATCATCACTTGGTCAGGTTACTGGCTTCGGTGCCGGCGCCGTGGAGACAGAGGACTCAGACGTATTCAGATTTGGTGGTGCTATTGTGATAGACGACCCTATCAAGCCGGATGAGGCCCTCAATGACAATGGCCGTGAGGCTGTGAACCTCCATTTTGAGACTACGATCCGAAATCGTCTGAACTCGCGTGATACTCCTATCGTGATAATCATGCAGAGGCTACATGAGAAGGACCTTTGCGGATACCTGATAGATTTGGAGCCTGATGAGTGGGAGGTGTTAAGCATCCCATGTCTGGAGATAGACGAGGACGGCAATGAGGTAGCTTTGTGGGAATTTAAGCATACGGTAGAAGAACTCCACAAGATAGAGGCCGCCAATCAGTTTGTGTTCGAGACCCAATATCAGCAGAATCCTAAACCTCTTGAGGGTCTTATGTATTCCGGCTTCCGCACTTATGATGCACTCCCAACTGAGCCCGGTTTAAGAAAGAATTACACCGATACTGCGGATTCTGGTGCTGACTTCCTTTGCTCTATCTGCTACGTCGAAACAAGGTCGGCTATGTACGTTACAGACGTACTCTATACTGACAAACCAATGGAATACACAGAGCCGGAGACAGCGAGGATGCTCTTGCGCAATGGTACCATACTGGCAAAGATTGAGAGTAACAACGGAGGACGTGGATTTGCTCGTAACGTGGAGAGGCAAGTTCGTGAGGTCAATACTCAGTTGGCTCGAAGGATGATGTTCGTTTCATTCAATCAGGGAGCCAACAAGGTTACTCGCATCTTGACAAGATCAGCCGAAGTACAGAACATGATATACTTTCCCTCTGACTGGGAAACGAGATGGCCGCAGTTCGCTCGTGCTGTCAAGGGTTTCAGAAAGAAGGGACGCAATACCCATGATGATGCTCCGGACGTACTTACAGGTATGGTAGAGCATTTTCGCAAGGATTCTGCTGCTCCTATCAAGGCTAATCCAAGGCAGTTTAACACGAATCGCTGACGAAATTGAACCCACGCAAGTTCACCAAGAAATAGAGCAAACTCATAACTCAATATGAACTAAAGAACTAACTTTGAGCATGGCAAAGAAGAAGGCAAAGAAAAGAAGGTCAAAATTGCAGAAGCCTACCACTTACGGAGAGTTTCTGATACTGCTCCCATGCTGTACTGACAAGCACAGCGAGGAATTGTATCAGATACTTGCTGAAGCTGAACGGCCAGAGTATGTCTATGGCAAAGAAGTGCCACGGACGCTGAATACTATCACCTATGGCCAGTTGGACGACCTTAGCAGAATAGCCAAAGATGAGGATCCGGCGGTAAAATTGTTTGGTGTCCTGATGAACCTGACACCGGCGCAGGTCTACAAGCTGAATGTCTTTGACGTGTTCGGCTTCGCCAACTTCTGCCGTAGTGAGCTATCACGAATCAATAAGCTATTTGAGGCTCTTGCTCCCACCCATACCACAGAAGAAATTGCGGCCGGCGTGAAGGACCTCAATTTCGGCACTTTTGGAGTGATAGACTGGTACGCTCGACGTATGGGAATCACCAACCAAGACGAAGTTTATAGCGTGGCGTGGGTTCGCATCTACACCTGTATGAAGAACGACTATGAGCAGTCTGAATACGAGAAACGACTGAATAAACAATACATCGACAAAAGTAAGAGAAAAAGGTAATGGAAAGTACGGCTTATGACAATGAAACCACCCTCGGTACAGTAGAGGGAAAGGTGCGTTCTATCGTAGCCTCCCTCGGAGAAGATGTAGACTATCAGTTCTGCAACTGGGCGCAGGCAAACGTGGCGCTTGATAGTGTCTCGAAACCTACCATAGTGTACGTGCTTCCACCCTCCGGAAACTTGGACTTCCGCAGAACTCAGGTAAAAGACCGGCCCGAAACTCAGTTGGCCTTTGTCTGCACTACTGATTTTGACTTCGACGGAACTGAGAATGACGGCATCATTGAAGCCATGAAGAGGCTGGCGGTACGTTTTGTCAAGGCTTACAACAACAGCGGTCTATTCGAGCAGATTGAAGGCTACGTCCCGTATCAAGTGCTGTATGACCACTTGGATGCAAACGTGACCGGGATAATTCTCAATCTGACCCTGATAGAGGAAGACGGAATTAGCCTCTGTAAGGACGAAACAAGAGAATAATGAATAACTTGTATATTTGATAAGATGAACTCAGTACACGGCATATTACAGGCGCATTTGGAGGTGGTTAAGCAGAAAATTACATCTGCTATGGCCGCTCACAAACGTAATGCAAGTGGCCGATCTGTCGCTTCTCTCAACGTGCAGAGCCAAGACTTTATCGGAGCTCTGTGGGGAAGCAAATCATTCTGGGCTATGGAGCGCGGCCGAAAGGGAGGTAAGGTTCCGTATAAGTTCATCGACATTATCAAGCAGTGGATAGTTGATAAGGGCATATCAGTGAAGCCTATCCCTGCCAAGCGAGCGAGCGCCAAGCATAGCCCCTATGAACGTGGACTCAATTCCTTTGCTGGAGCAGTGGCTTACACTATCATGAAGAAGGGCACGAAGCTACATAGAGACCACGGCTATAATGACATCTACACAACAGCGATAAACGAGGAGTTGGAGGCTATGGCCAAAGAATACATCTTTATAAGCAAAGAACAGATTGGCAAGATTAACGATACGATAAAATGAGAACAGAATCATTCCAAATAAACGCTGCCGGAGATTCCCTTGCATCATATCCTGATGAGGTCTGCTTCGCTTACAATCCGAACTTTCTGGAGATAGAATCCGGCATGACCACTGGCGACCTTACTCTGAGGGTTAGCAAGACCAGTGGAGCATCCTCTTTATCCCAGAGTATCAAAGTATCCATGTACGACGGGAAGGCTAAGATTTATCTGTCGAGGCTCTTTGAACTGATGTTTGTTGACCCACGTTCCGAAAGGTGCGTGGAGGTTTCAGTATCCCTCATGAAGGGCAGTTCGACCAAGTTGAATTTTAGCACCCTCGTGATATGGGGAAATCTGGCACTCGGAGAGCGCTTCGGAGCAATCGGTGTCTTCAACCGGGATGCTAACAAAAAGTATTTCGAGCGCAACCTGATTTGGTTTAAGAACTTTCCGTTCACAGTGTCGATATTTCGACATAATTACGACGTCAAGTTCTATGGAAGGTATGATAATGGTTTTTATGCCAGCGAGCCGATAAACCGCGATACAAGGTGCCTTTTCTTCCATAGATACGTGAAGCTGTCTGCGTCGCTTCCGACAATAACATCCGGAAGTGCTGGCTATCCTGATGAAATCATTTACTACGCAGTGCAAAAGCAGTTCGTGGCCAAGAAGGGAGCAAACTACTATACTCAGTGGACTGGTGATTCTACTCAGTACGTTGGAGGCCATGCAGATTATCGCACCGGCGCCAACAATCAGCCGAGTGAAGAAATCACATATCTACTGACGGACGGCTCGTCGCATTTCTCTCGCTACAGATGGATGCAGAATGACCTTGTGTATTGCGGCGTATTCACAGACCTCGGATTTGAGGATATTCCTGCTAACAAAATATTCCCTCTATGTAAGAGAAAGGCCACTATCAAGTACAAGGTCAGCATAGAAGACAGAATGTTCTCGGTGTTCGATAGGACGTTTGACTACACGTTCTTTCAGAGCGGCGAGAATGTGGCTCTAATCAATCTGGAAGTGAATAACGACACTGCGGGCTATTATCTTCGCTGGGTAGACCGTCAAGGCAATCTCCAATACTTTCTATTCACCAAGGGCCAAACGAACTATAAGAACAAATTAGGCTCGGATAAGGTGGCCACAGACGAACCTATCAATGGGATGTATTTCGCCAATCATATTCGAACGAGAAGCATAGATTGTACGGTCACTCACAAGTGCTGCGCAGTAAGTTTGCGAACAGATATCTATGAGTATGTCGTAACTATTCTGAACGCGCCGATAGTTGACCTCTATCTTGGGAAGGATGAGTTAGGCAACGATATATGGCTTCCTGTCAATGTTCAATCTTCGACGGCTAAGTATGAACCCAAGAAGAAGCTGAACGACCTTGAGTTTTCATTCAACATCCCGGACCTCAATTCTCAAACTCTGTAACCATGTACGAAGAGTTATTCATAATTGACAATGGAAAGCGTTTGAAGGTAGACCTTGCTACTCCAAGCGGAATCACCCTCAGCTTCCAAAGCTGCATCTTCGGCGACGTGTCGAAGATTACCTGCTCGCATACCTATACATTCAAATTGCCTCTGACTGCAAACAACCGACGAGTATTCGGCAATGCTGATGATATTCGAGCCAATTCAGGTAAAGTAAGGAGACGGCTCAAAGCTGAGTTTGTTCAGAACGGCATCCCTCTGTTCCGCAATGCAAATCTCTACATCACATCTACGACCACAAGCGCATATAACGCCGTTCTGACGTGGGATGTAGTGGATGGGATGCAAGACCTTAAAGACAATGACAAAGAACTGAATAAGCTCCCCAATGACAACACAAGAGCAAGTTGGGGCAGTTGTGCTGATGCTCCTGCGACAGAACTCTTTGACAATACAGCCAAGGTGCTTTATCCAGTTTATAACTGCGGAGTCGAGAGATACAGATTCAACTATGAATATTACTATTCAGGGCAGGGCCGAAAGTACGAATCTCCGTTCACCAACTATGCAGCTTACGCCATGCCAGTAGTGCCTGTTCGCAAGCTGCTCTCATACATCAACTCTTACTATGGAACTAAGTTTAATCTCGGAGAGGATGTTACTGCCGGCGGCTTCGTGAATGGAGCATATAGTGGCTTTGACATCATCAATAGAGGGGTCATACCTTTGGTCAGAACTGACCTGAACGTCACTCAGCTAGGACGTGTAGGGCTGACGTTTAATAGCCCTCAGTTTAACAATCTTGATACTACATCGTTAGAGAAAAGTATCCCTTGTCTACTGACGTTCGGTAGTGTAGCTAAGACAGTAGATGCTGATGATTTCGTTCAATTCGGTAGAGCAACCCTCTGGAAGGACCAGTATAGCGTAGTCGGCAATTATGACAATGCAGGAATTATCCCTCAGAAGGATATGCTCAAATTTGAACTCGACGGCTGTATCAGTTGTACGTTTGAAAATTCAGGAGAAGACGAGCCAACACTGATGCTCTATCAGTTGAGAGTTACAAGGGCTCAGTCCTCTGGTGGCGGTAGGCATCCCGGAGCAGTTCATACAAGGCGACAAGTTCGTGAATGGGTGGAAGTTGGCTCAATAGAGGGAGAGCGTGACGGCTCACGCAATGGACGTGCTCTGTTCTATTTTGACTTCGCTATGGCCAACGGCAAATCGAGGATGGAACTCGGAACCCTATGCACAGAGCCGATAATTTTTGTGCTGAACTACAAGGTAGCGACTCTGAGTGTAGAGAACCAGATAAAGCTGTCTATGAAGAATAGCTCAGATTGCCGAAGGTCTCGGCCGATAGATATTATCAGCAACCTCCCAGACATCTCCTGTCTCACGTTCATAAAGGGCCTGTTTTACATGATAGGAGCTTTCCCGAAGGTGGATGCTAATGGCAACGTTGTGCCGACGTTCTATATAGACATCCGAAATAACCTCCTTGCCGGTCGGTCTGTAGATTGGTCGAGCAGGTTGAAGAATGATGCTACCATTCTTCCGGATGAGTGTAAGTATGAAATTTCAGGCATGGCTCAGCGTAATTTCTACATGATGAAATCTGATTCTGATGAAGAAGATGAGGAGCAGTCTGATGAAGACAAGAGCACGGACGTCTACAAGGAAGGCAAGTTGGTAATCACGTTGAACAATGAGACGCTCGACCTCAGTAAGACGATAATCCAACTACCGTATTTTGCTCCGTATATCCAGAATCTGAAACAGCCTGAATATCCAACCGGGGACACCATGAAAGCGTGGACGCTGGAAGGAGAAGCGCAGGAATGGGAGCGAGATGAGGCTTACAATAGATTGAAGTGGACTGAGCCTAAACCTTGCTTCGGTCTGATTATTGACCATGAGCGTAGCAAGAAGAACACGTATGACAATACGACTACAGTTCTGTCGAATGTCATGTCGATGGAGGTATTCGATTTTTCCAAGATAGAGGCCAATGATTCATTCGCCTACATGCAGAGGATTATGGCCAATCCTTACATCATCACGGAGAAGATGCTTCTGAACGAATTTGACTTGCGAGACCTTGACTACGCCATGCCAGTTTATCTATCCAAGTATAACGCATATTTCGCCATCGTAAAGATAACGCGAGACAGCAAAGGCATCTGCAAATGTGAACTCTTGAAACTTCCGGAAGAATCTCAATATGGCAACGATTGACACCCAAACCAAAATCCTCGAAATCCAAGTTAAGTACGAGGAAGCAATAAAGCAGATAGCCTCTTATCGGGAGGCTATCGAAGCCCTACGCGCCAAGCAGAAGGAACTGAAGAAAGACCTCTCTGACGGCAAGATTACGACAGAGGAATATCACCGCAGTGTGGAGTCCTCCAAGATTGTAATTGGCCAGTACACCGGCGCCGTGCAGGTGCTCTCAAAGCAAGTAAGCAATCAGATAAAAGTTGAGAAGGAGCAGAACGGCTCCCTCGTTCAACTCCGTGCGGCCCTATCTAATGCTACGAGGGCGTATGACGAACTCTCCAGATCAGAACGTGAGGGGGCTAAGGGCCAAGAGTTGAAGAAGAAAATCAATGACATCACTACTGAGCTGAAAGGAGCAGAGCAGGAGACGCTTCGCTTCTATCGCAATGTGGGAAATTACCCCGAAGCAAAGGAAGGTCTGGCTCAGGTGGAAAGCGGCGTCAAAAAGATTGGAGCGGCGTTCTTAGCCCTTGCTGGCATCACTGGCTTCAAGGATATGATGAATCAGGTTAAAGAAGTTGGTAGCAGCTTTGAGGACCAAATGGCGAAAGTTAGAGCGGTTACTAATGCTTCCACCTCTGACTTCGCAATGATGAGGGCTGAGGCAGAACGCTTAGGCTCGTCAACTCGATACACAGCCACAGAAGCGGCAGAGGCACTGGAGAATCTGACACGAAACGGTCTTACGTCGTATCAGGCCACTACGGTGCTTCAAGGAACCCTGCAACTTGCTCAGGCCAACGTTATCGACCTCGGAGAGGCGGCAGATATTGTCACGGGACAGTTAAACTCATTCCACCTCGGAGTAGATCAGGTCGGACGTGTGGGCGACGTAATGTCTAAGGTCTGCGCTACGTCGGCCACTAACATCACCTTGCTCTCGGAATCACTGAAGAACTGCGCCCCTCTTGCATACACCCTCAAAATCTCAATGGAGGAGACCAATTCAGCGCTCGCTATACTGGCCAACAACAATATCAAGGGTGCAGATGCAGGTACGGCATTGAAGCAGACACTTGTCGGTCTATCCACTCAGACAGAGAAGACCAGAAAGGTGTACGAGAAATACGGCATCAATATTGATGAGAACGTGATCGCACAGAAAGGTCTTATCGGCACTCTGAAAATATTGAACGATAGCGGCATCATGGAATCCAGCACAAAGATGCAGGACCTCTCTGACATCTTTGGCCGCAGGGCAGTTGGCTCTGTAATGGCTCTGCTCAACAGCATCGAGAGCCTTGACACCTACATGACGGAGAACCTCGGAGTTGGCGGCGTCAATGCAGTAGGCACAGTAGACCGTATGTTCGAGCAGTCATTCTCCGACTTCACGATAGCATCTGATTCTTTGAAGTCGGCGTGGGAAGGTCTGCTCATCACCATTTGGAGCGGAGGAGAAAGGGCCAAGGCTCAGCAAGCAATCTCAGATAAGGCATATCAGTTGGACGCTGAATATCAGAAGAAGAAGCAGGAGCTTGAAGAGCAATATGGCGACACTGATGAGGCTCAGGCCAAACTGGAGGAGGCCAAGGCTCAGTATGACGCTGATAAGGCAGCACTCCTTGCAGAGGCCAATGAGCAGATGGCTGATGCTGGTTCTGGAATGGCAGAATCGTTGACCGGGCCACTGCAAATGATAACCGAGATTATTCAGTATGTTCGTGAGAACCTGAACGAACTCGGAACCATGCTCGCATCTGTACTTGGAGCAATCTCCTTAATGGGAGTGGTGAAGATGGTGCAGACGGCTATGGCGAAAATGAAGACTGATGTTATTGCCAATGCTGAGCAAGCCACTAATAGAGTGAACACCCTCGCACAGCAGGAGGCAACTCAGCGTGCCAACGTTGAGAAGTTAAAGACTCAGTATGAGAATACCTCCGGAGCAGAACGTCAGCTTATCGCCAATAAGTTGACCATTCAGAAGCAGCAGTTGGCTGAAACTGAAAAGATGTTGACCAAGGCCAAGACGGAAGAAATCAAGCTCATGGAGCAAGCTGCGGCGACATCCACTGCAACCGGATGGAAAGGTGCCATGCAAACTGCTGGAATAGCGATTAAAGGCTTTGTAACGACCGCTAAAACAGCGTTTAAGGGCTTTATCCTTACTGCTGTACTCTCACTTGCTTTTGAACTGATTATGAAGCTCTGGGACGCTTTTAACAGTGGTGAAGGTGTTATCGGCAAACTTGGCTCGTCTATCGGTAGCTTTGTAAAGAACTCTCTGAATAAACTCAAGCAAGTAATCGTAGACGTTATAAACTGGTTTATTGAGTTTTATAACGACTCGGTGCTTGTGCGTGGAGTTGTAGCAACCATAGGCTCGGTCTTCAAGGTGGTATGGACTATCCTAAAGACCGGCATCAAGTCGATTGGTAATAGCTTCAAACTGCTCGGAGATATAATCGCAGGTGTGGCTCAGGCCCTCAAAGGTCTATTCACGCTCAGTTGGGATGATGCTGTTGCCGGAGTTAAGAAACTTGGGACTGCCGTCACTAACTTCTACAGCAATCAGAAGGAGGTGGCCATTGATACAGCAAAGGAGATAAAAGACGACGTGCTCGATAGCTTTGCCAACATGGATACGAAGCTCCAGAAGGTTTCTCTCAATGCACCTCACAGCTCGGATCGTAACGGAACTGGCTCAGGAACCGGCTATAATTCTGGTGGAGTTGTACCTGACCCCAACGCAGAAATTCCCGGAGGCGGTGCTGGTGGTGGAGCCGGCGGTGGAGGCAAAGGTGGAAAAGGTAAAGGCAATAAAGCTGCCGAAGCCCAACGTAAGGCTGAAAAGGCGGAGATGGAGGCCCTTGCTGAACTCCAGAATGAACTCTACAAGATTGAGAAGGATAGCTACGAAAAGAGGTACAAAGAGATTAGCGTCCAGTATGACAAGAGAATCTCTAAACTGCGCACCAAACTGGCCACTGAAAAGAACCTGACAGAGAAGGCTCGAAAGGCTATCAATGACCTCATCCTTGTTATCGAGCAGGAGAAACAGGATGCTCTTGAAAAGTTCGATAAGGAGGAGCACAAGAAGGCTGTCGAGGCCCTTATCAAGCTGAACGAAGATAAACTGAAACTTATCCAAAAAGGCACTGAGGATGAGTTAAAACTGAGGTTAGCCAATCTCCAAGCCAAGCATGAACTTGACGTGCAGGAACGCAATGATGCGATTGCTCTCGCACAAGAGCGAGTTGATAAACTGCAATCCATCTACGCTGTATCGACAGCCACCATGACTGATGAGCAACGTGCAGCATACGACCGCCAGTTGGCTGATGCACAGGCCGCCCTTGCGTTACAGCAAGAATCCCTCAAAACCGCCAATGAGCAGTATGAGAGAGATAAGACTGCTATCGAGGAACAGAACGAGGCAGACCGCGTCTCTCGTCAGAAACAGGCTCTCGCAAACCAAATCCAAGAAATGCAGAACGCAGAGGATGAGAGACTGCTGATGCTCAAATATGGCCATGAAATGACCGACGAGGAATATGAGGCAGACAAGGAGCGCAAGCTGGAAAGAATCGGCGGCTTCCAAGCTCAGAAACTCGAAATGGAAGAGACCGCTGCTGAGGAAGAATACAATCGCCTTGTGGAGCGTGGCCAACTCTCAACTCAAACTGAGGAGCAGTACAATCAGGAGTTGAACGCCTCCAAGCAGAATTGGCTTCAGAAGCAGAAAGCAATCAACGATGCTTACGTTAAGCAAGAGGAAGCGAAGTATCAGGCAATGAAGTCGCTGACTTCTTCACTGACCGGCCTCCTTGATACTCTTGGAGAGAGCAATAAGGCCTTTGCAGTCATGTCTAAGGTCATAACGTTGGCTCAGATTGCTATTGATACTGGTAAGGCAATTTCTGCCGGTATCGCGTCTGCATCTGCTGTCCCATTCCCCGGCAACATAGCTGCTATTGCCACAACGGTAGCGACAGTTATAGCCAACATCGCCACAGCCATCTCGACGGTGAAATCTGCCAAGTTCGCCGAAGGTGGTAAGGTAGTAGGCGCCGGTACCGGTACAAGTGACAGCATCCCGGCTATGCTTTCCAATGGAGAGTATGTCATGACTGAGAGAGCAACGAGGATGTTTGAACCTCTATTGTCTGCAATGAACGGAATAGGTGCTGTGACGCCCATACAGGTCGCTGGAGCCGCTGAAAATGCTGCTAATAATGAAATGCTCACTGAATCATTTTCGACGGCTGTAAGCGAGATTAAGCCCGTTGTGTCAGTCGTGGAAATCTCAGAAGCGCAGAATCGAGTTGCTACTATAGAGAACCTCGATAATTTTTAAGACCATATATTAGCACAGCAATGACAGCATTTGAACTCCTTAAATCCAACGAGAATCTGCTACGTATTCTCGTGGATAACTGCATATCTATTCAAGATGTTACCCATCTTCAGATTTACGAGGAATTTGTAAAAATGAAGAAGGAGGGGCACAAGGTATGTTATATTGCGGTGCATCTCGGAAGCAAATACGGTTTGAGCGAGCGCGGCGTTTACAAGGTAGTGAAGCGACTGAGCAGAGATGTCAAACTCCTTGGTTGAAATGACCGAAAGCAGATGAGCAATGATAGTTAAATGACGAAATAATTACTATATGGAAGTTAAATACATTCCCAAACGGATTGTAGACATGATGCAAGCACGTGGCTACGACGGTCCTGATACTCTGGACTACTTTACTGCTTGCGAGTGGCTAAGGGCAAAATACGGGGCGTTTATCCAGATTATCCCACGGTATATGACCCCGTTGACAGAGGATGGAGACGAACAGTTGATGTGGGAATTATATTCACGTGACACGAAATCAAAGATGGACTGCGACGGCTACTGCGAGTATTTTGCCATTCACCAAGAAGATAACCCCTCGTACAAGTCCTTAGAGGAAGCAGACGAGTATGGCGAGTTTGTTTTCGACGATAGCGAGAAGTTCTATTATTCTCCGGAGGAAGCATATAACGCAGGTCTCATTCGCACTATGCTGTGGCTGGATTCTGACCTTGCATAAGAAGTGGAAATTTAGATAAACTTGCACATACGATAATTCTGTAAGGTGGAGCGACGTGGATGCCATGATGTCTGCGTCGCTAATTTTATTTCCGAATAAAAGTTAAATTGCAGATAATTAAGTAGTTACGTTTGCAAATATGATAAATTGTGCTTAGATTTGCACCATGAAATCAAAACAAACAAAAGCAAGTAAGTTTAACCCCCTCAAAACAAACAACATGGATAATCAAATCACACTGGAGCAAGTAAGTGAGGCTCGTGAGAATGGTCACTTCATCTGGAAAACCCTCATGGAGGGTATAAACCGGGAAATCGACGTTCTGAAATCCTATCAGAAAAACTACACTGAAACCTTTGGTGAGCCCAACGAGCAGTGGGCTGGCCATATCTCCAAACTGGAAGCCGCTCTCGATCCGCTGAATGACCTTGCACACATGGAGCTCGACCTTGCCGAAACCTATTGTGAGCAACAGATTGCGGCCGGCGTCGATGAGGATGAAATAAATGCTGCTCTTAAATCAATCAGCAAGTAAGCATGGAGTGGGAGGTTAGCGCTTCCCACATCCCCTTCATACGAGCAAATAAGTTAACCTCAATACAAACAGACATGACTACGAAAGAAAGTTTTGAAAAGCTGGCCGAAGTCAGGGCCGAAGTCAATCCCTACAACTTCACAAAGGATGAGTGGCACACGTTCACAGACGAACAGAAGAGAGCACGATATAAGCTCCAAGACCAGTGGAAGAAGGAGCACGACAGACGCGAGTTGGCAGCAATCCGGAGCATCGTTCCCGAAGTTGGGCTGGGATGCACCATTTGCTACTGGAGCGACTATCGCGCAGCTACGGTCACTCGCATCATATCTCCCACCAAGATAGAAGTGACGCACAATAAGGTGGAGTGCCTCGACTACTACGCAGGAAGATACAAGGTCCTGAAAAGCCTCGATAAGAACATGGGTGTAGACGTATTTACGAAACGTCGCAACGGCCTGTGGTGCATGGAGGGCCAGCCATCTAAAGATTCAGTGAAACTGATGCTCCACTACCAGCGACACTACATCGATCCAAGCTACTGATAGCTACGCCGGCTGGTAGTGGATGATGATATTCGACCACAATCAGATAGTGTTTAGATTAACTTGCATATCTGATAAGGACCTAAAAAGTTAAAATAAGGCCGTCAAAAGTTAAAAATGCGGTAAGTGTCAGATTTTTAGACGATTACGTTTGCATATTTGATAATTTCATATTAACTTTGCAGTGTCAAAATGAAAATGACACCCCAACAAAGCAAATAAGTTCAACCCCTCTAAACGAAACTACGATGAAAGCTACAAAGGAAATCAAGAATGTTAAGGTCGTTGTTAAGAACCTTACCTCGATGGGAGCATCCTGCCTCCATGACATCAAGGGCCTCACAGAAGGCACAATAATCGAAGGACGTTTCAATCCGGCCAACAATGCCGTGGATTTCAAGTGGAACGGCAATGACGCTGTCCTCTGGGTTGGAGAAAACTGCCAAATTTGCGAAGCAAAAAAGAAAGCTACCTCTGCAAGGGTGAGACTCGGCAATGCAATACGAAGCCTCGTTGCTCCGGGTGAACGACGGGCACTCAGATTCCCGGTCCCCTGTCCTATGGACTGGAATCCCGGCTTCACGGCAGCATTTGTAGAACGCTCAAAAGGTGGAGTAGTCGGTATCTCTGACAAAGTATTCTGCGCACCATACATGAAAGAACTCTCAGAAGACAACTGCGAACAGATTCTCGCTGCTCTCTAATATCAAACCTCAAAAACAGAACGAAGATGAACGTAAAGAATTTCGCATCATTTTGCCTGTGGGACGGCGATCAAATGCTTGGCCACGGAAGCATGGAAGAATTAATCAAAGAAGCCAAAGAATATGCCGAGAAGCATCTTCATGCTCGTGCAGATATCTGCTTCATGGAATTTGACAAGGACGTTAATGAGGATGATGCCAAGGTAATCAAGGGAGAGGTTATTTTAAGCTATCACAGAGTTTTTGAAGACAGCATAATGGTTGTATCTGGGAAATAGGACAAAAGGTCTTACAGACGAAATAAGGGGGCGTTCCAAGTATGGTGTGCCCCCTCTCTGTATGGCTACAACTCCATTTCAGCAATAAGTAATTCGATAGGCTTATCCGTGGCTACTGCGTCGAAGATTTTTCTGATTGCTTTATCAGCCATCCTCCTGTTCGTGCGAATGTAGAAAGATATAGCTTTTCGAGGATTAGATACAGCATCGCCGAGGCAATATTCAATGATAGAATCCTTAATCATGAACTCGTTTGCAAGCTGAGCAAACGTCTTACGTGCCGAGTAATATATGAGCCTATCGGCACCTATTTTAGAAGCAAGATTGTTGAGGTTGTCGTCAGTAATATGCTGGATTGATTTTTTGGACGTGCGGCCATAGAACTGAAGCTGGCCATCCTCGTTAAGATATTTGTCGAGAATGGCACGAGCCTCCGGCTGAATGGAGAACTCAGTTTGCTCGTTAGGGTTGCGTCTGCTTTTGGTCTTGATACGTATGAATTTCACAAAGTCCTTAGTGAGGTCCTGAGCAATGATGTCTCCGATATTCATGCCACACATATAGAATGAGAGCATAAATATGTCGCGGGCGCACTCCTCCCACTTGGATAAGTCAGTCAAATCTCTGAGTTGCCGTAGCTGATCGAGCGAGAGCGCGATGTCCCGGACTATTGGCAGAGGCTCTTTGTAGTCGAAGAATGGAGGAACCTCGAATTTAGCATAGCCGTGGTTCAGCGCGAAATAAACCAACCTCCTGAGTGTATTCATGTGCATAGAGACAGTGGTGTCTGAATATCCTCTCTTGCGAAGGAAGTCCCGATATCCAAAAACCATGTGGCTGTCAAGAGTGGAAAGCATGAACCCCTTACCGGCATACTCTAAGAAAGATTCGCTATGGCGCTTGTGCATCCTGATTGTATCTTCGGCCCAGTTGTGGCGTTTGATACGGAGCATCTCTGACGCAATTTCCTCGGCGGTGCGGATCGACCCCTTTTCAAGTTTATTCGTGAATAGCTTGACCAGTTGGGAGCAAGTGTAATATTCTCTGTCCTCCAAATCGTCGAAGAACACATAGAACTTATTGAGGATTGTTCTGAGCTGCTGATTTATGTAAGCGGCATTAGGAACTCCGGTGACAACTCCATTTTTCAGATTGGAAGGCTTAGGCACAGTGAAACGAGTGGGGATGTATCGCGTCTGAGAATTATGCGATACAGCCACTCTGATTTTGTGTGTGCCGTCTACGAGAACTTTCGGCTCTAAAATGACTAATCTGAGATTCATGCTTCGGACAATAATTTAGCTCGGATTTTGGGAATATCGGTAGAAACCGACAACTTTCCGACAACAAAATCGCCCCCACTTCTGGAGGCGATTTTTTCAGAACCCCCTGATACATGGCTCAAACGCCAAGAAACAAAGGGCGTGGTAATTTTCAATGGGAAGTTTACATCAT